AAATAAGCATCGCGGAAAAGGTCGATATCGGTTTTTGGGTCGAGTGCGCGTAAGGTTAGGTTCACGGGTGGATGATCCCAGCAGTTCGCAGGGCTCCGAGTAGTTCGTTTAGCTTGTCAATGACCGCCTGAAAATCAGCTTGGACGTATGCCACGCCCGCCACGATTGCAGAGTTAACCACCGCCGCCGATTGATTGTGAGTAACGATTGAGCCAAATCCGCTCATATCGAATGTCACAGATCCCGCGCCTCCGGTAAAGGTCGCGGTGATTCCGGCTGGCACCGTTCCTGTAACTATCGCCACATTGCCGGTCTGATTGTTGAGTGACCCAACGAAAGACGTTGTCGGTACAGACGTATCCTGAATCCCTTGAGCGGCCGCTGACTGCTGTGCAGCCAATCGCGCAAGATCGGGATTGAGTTCAAACGATTGACCTGTATTTTCGTTTTGCATTATCTGCGATTGCCAGTCGGCATCCCGGCCATATATCCCTTGTCTACGCGGTCAACATCACCAGTGCCGTCCCATGTCCCGCTAACCCTAAGAATTGCCAGCCCGCAATTAGGGGCATTGAAGCGCTCCCGAAACTTTCTTACTACTCCGGTCGTGTTGGTCATCGGAAGATCGATCAGCGCCCCGGTCCCGTTCTCAATTAGCGAGTAGTCAATTTCAACTTCCTCATCAAATCCGAATATCTGCAAAAGACCGTTAGTAAATTTCCCTATAGCACTTGTGGCGCGAATAGAAAGGTTCTGAGAAGGAGCCGAAACCCCTTGCCAAGCTGCGTACCAGGGAACGCTCTCACCTGTTGCGGTATTAAACTGGAAGGTATCAACTTGAATGCTCGAACTCAGTCTGCCGCCGGCTAAAAACTGAAGATGCTCATTTACCGTTGCCACCCCACAGACACACATGTCTCGCGTGCTGCTGGAAATATAAACATCCCCGATCCACCCTTGTTGTTTGATTCCCCAGATCAATACGCGAGTACGCCAAAAGCCGCTACCGTTCTTGGAGTCCGCTGAATGAAAAAAACAAATCGCTCGCAGTTGGGGATCGTAGCCAACGAATACATGGGCACCAATCCAGTCCTTTGTTATCTCTGCAATGTACTCGCCAAAGAACTGCTCTGAAACCGTTTCAACATCAGCGGTCGATCTCGTTGGCCCCGCGTGAGGGTAGCCGTACAAATCTCCTAGCACAAAGGCAAGCTGATTTTCGTGCGCAAACCCCACATGCCAATAAGGTCTCATGCTTACTGATGGGACTATCTGAAAAGGATCGGACGATCCCAGGTAGACGCCTTGCTGTAAGGATGCCGGGCTGGGGAAGTAGAGCCTTGCCAATGACGTTGTCACGCCAAGAATATTCTGGGGCGGAGTTGACCTAACGTCCCAATCGGCAGGTGCTGCCTCGATGTTCTGAGGTTTACCCGGTCGGATCGATGGCCCGAAAGTATCGGATAACTTGCCGCGACAGCTTATCCAGACGGGCTCACCCTCAAGGAACGCAACGTACCCGCACGACGGTGGAGTATCGTTGTTAAAATCCAGTAAGCCGTTGCGGTTGATCTCAGAGTTTGAATATTCGATGTAGAAGAAGTTCGGGCCTGCCGTGATCTCGGCTTGAGTGACGGTTCGAACAAAGTTCCACGGCCCTTGGACGTTCACCGGAATGCTATTGATGTTTTCAGTCGCGTACACGTCCCACTCGTTTTGACCATGCGCGGTGTCCATTGCGGGGTTGGCCGAAACATCAACCTTCGCCTTGTTGGTCGCCGCCGCGATCGTGAACGCAACTTGTGGCCCCGGATTCCCATAGCCATTCGTGGCCGTGCGGGACGGAACCAATCGCAAGGAATAATTTCCCGCCTGCATATTGTGCGTTCCGCCCGCAACACTGGTAATGACTGGACTAGTCGTAGGGGGAGTCAATCCCAAGGCGTAGGTTGTGTATGTGTTTGCGGTGTTGTCGAAAATCGCAATCTTAGGACTTCCACTCAGAACCATCGATCCCGATCCGCCTGGTAGCACGCTTCCGTTGATCCGAACCGTTCCAAACCCGGCTCCGAGAATCGTTCCCTTATCTGACTCGACAGCGTTCCCCGCTATTTGCGTCCCTCGTTGATTTTGGATCTCATACAACACTGGGAGCCTCTGCACGGTTGCCGCTGACACGATTGCATCTACCGCTTTGTAGAGAGTCAGGTGAGTGTCATCGGTGATCTTATCGACAACCATAAACTGCGCGCCTACAAACAACCTTTGTCCTGAGCGTAATTCAGATTTGAATGCGGTCCCTGTTCCTACAACAGATTTTGAGCCGTTGGCGATACTCACAGTTCCCGTTAGTGCGAGCGTAGGAATTGTTTCACTGAGATTAAGAGTGCCGGCATAACATTGAAGGTAAATGTCGTGGCCCAACCCTGTGAGAATCATATTCCCGAGTCGCAACATTGTAGGCGGAGTTTCACCCGTGCGCGGACTTGTTGGAATGTAAATATTGGCGCTGAAATTTCGCTCAAGCATTAAGCAGCCTCAGCAGATTGATTCATCGTCTTACCAGAGAGAATCCAGTCAATGAAAGTGTCGATGAAGTCAGGAACATAGTCCGCTGGAGCTACAAACTCATCGCCTTCTGCCGTAGGAATATCAGGTGAGCAGATACAGATGAATGATGCGGCCCCAGCGAGCCCGGTTGATCCACTCCCCGACGTTGCGGGGGTGTTCGCGTAGATCGTGTTTCCATTCGCTGACCAGATGCCAAGTCTCGAATCGCCGCCCCGTAAGAAATCGTCGTACTCAGGGCGATAGCCGTAATACTGCGGCGGACTGACATCAACGATCAGCGTGCAATCCTTGAGATAGTCTTTGAGCAGGCCATTAGGGAAAGAAGCCGCGCCGGTCGTGAACGTTAGCGGCTTGATCGCTCGTAGTGAGGAGCGTTTATTTTCATCCTCCGCATAGACCTCGGCTACCTGATTATTGATCTGGGGAAAGGCGGCATCAATGACTGCGCGCAAACGATTAAGCGACACGGGGCCAGTTGCCTTGCGCGTTACTCCAAAGATTATCCGGTCACGAATTTCGCCATAGTTCATAGCGACTTAAACCCTCCCTTGCTGCCAGGTATTCCTCCACTTTTGGGGGCAACGTCTCCACCGGGCCAAGTTGTCGGCGCGCCACCACCAGCATCGCCTTGCGGCATACTGCCCGGCCGACCCATCAGCCTTTGCTTGAACGCGCTTCCAATCGCGCCGACGTTTGGGGCAGCTTGCTGATTTTGCCCATCATCCATTTGCACCCAATCAGGAAGAGCCTGTTGAGGCGGTTGTATGTCGGGGTAGTAGCGATTCGTGGCTCTATCGAAGGGCATTTATTTCTCCGTTTCTCTTAATCAGCGTAGCCGATTTTCATTGTTTAGATTGACGCGGAATCCTTGACGGCTTAACAGAAGCGGGCATAGACTCTGCCGCACTATGAAAACCTTACTCTGCATCTTGCTGCTTTCGTGCTCCATATCTGCCCAAGAACCTATGGCCTATGGTCAACCTTCCGATCTCAAGGGTCTCAAGAAAATCTTTGTCGATACCGGCACCGACATGAAAAGCCGGGCAACGATTCTCGACGCACTACAAAAGTCGAAACTCGACTTTGAAATAGTTGACGATGCTGACAGTGCCGAAATCGTTCTAGGCTTCGGTGCGAGCAAAGTTTCACGCCGCACCATTGCTAACACAACGCGAACTGAAACCGGATCGTCAACGGCTGTTTATGACATCCAGCGTCGAGCAGGCGCGGGACTTGTTATGGCCCATGCTCGCGGAAAAGATCGTCTGGTTTACTCTTTCACTGACGTTCAAAAAAACATCTTCGAGGGCAAGCCCGTGAACAACTTCGTCAAAGAATTTATTAAGCTTTACAAGAAAGCGAACGGCATCTAAGGCGCAGACTGCATCAGTCTCGTCTTAAACGGACTCTTCGGAGCCCCGGCTGCAAAGCGTGATTTGAATCCCTGCTTAGGCGCCGCCCCAGACGGAATTGGGAACTCTCTCTTTTCAGGCTTCTCTGGTTTTTCAGGTTCGTTATCTTGCCCTTCCTGAGCAGCGGCGTTCCTGACCTGTTTCAGCCACTCGATCTTATCCGCATCGCTGGCCTTGTCGTACTCAGGCATTGCCACGGTTTGTTCCAGTGCGCGTTTGATGTAAGGGTTCACCCGAGATTCGCGGGCCTTAAATTCCTCCCTCGATTCGTCTGGTTGCTTGACCGCTCCCTTGATGTCAACCTTAAGTCTCTGGGCCTCATCACTCGCCTTAGTAGCCTGCGAACCAAAGACGGAATTGATTGGCACGTTCTCTCTTAGTTTAGGGATGCCGAGTTCAATCGTTTGCCCGAGACGTTGAGAGAATGTTCCGTCGGCCGCACGTTTGACAGGTTGGCCCGTCGGTCCTTTGTCCAGTGCTTGCGCGCCCTCTTGAATGAAGCCGGGAACCATCCCACGAACTTGTTGACCGGCCATCTCTGCGGCTCCGCGAGACCCCTCTTTTCCAGTGAAGAACCTTGCCGGTGTTTCGTAGAACGGCACACTTTCGGCCAGTCCTTTACCAGCCGCGATCCCGCCTTCCAAGCTGGCATCGAATGCACCCATGTCACGCTTCGCATCAATCACCCTTCGGATGGTCGCGCCAAGCTGCGCGGCCTCGAGTATTGGAACGTGTCCGGCCCATTTTGGAATTCTTACCCCAAACCACTTCTGCTCACCGGGTCCAGGCTCGCCTTCCTTTCTCTTTTCATGTTTCTGGTAGTAGCCGCCAAACTTGTCAGGATTAAAGAAGCCCAACATCATCATGCCGAGACCCACGCCACCCTTTTTCCATGAGCGCATGATCGAATCAGCTTGTTGAGGCGTCAGATTTTCGAACCCATTCCGATACGCTTTCGCTGTAAGGAAGGCAGCGCGAGGCAGCCCAAGAGTGTAATTTGCCGTCTCGCTCCCGATGTTTACCGGGACTTTAGTAATCGGGAAAAAAAACTTGCCAACGTGCGCCCCGGTCTTAGCGATCCCCGATCCTTTTTCCCATTTCCGCATCACATCATTGAATCCATCTGACAAGGCATTAGGTTGCTGGAAGATTGCCCGATTGGAATCAACGTAAGCCTCGCCATAAAGAGCCAGTTGTACATTCGGATCAGATATATCAACTCCATTTTTGGCGGCGTGAGTCAGTCGCTTTTCAAACGCTCTGGTCTGCTCAACCTGTCGTGCGGGCTCTTTGAACGATCCGTGTACGCGACCAGGGAGACTTAGGAATTCCATGTCGCCCTTTTTGCCGCCGTACATGATGTCTTCAGATGTCCTACCAGCACTCAGTTTTCTCCAGGTCTCTTTCCAAACGTCGCTCTTAAAGAGTTCACTGATCGCCCTGACTTCCGCGCCGATGTTCAGGTTAGCTTCACGCGGAGCGCGTCTCGCCAGTTCAGGAAATATCTTTGATGGGACTACGCCCCAAATCTCTTCCACGGGCGTTACCACGACTCGTCCCGTGGCCGCGCTGGTTAGTTTCCCAAGCGTTGAGGTGTACATGAGTTTCGCTGCGCGACTCCACCCAACGGTGTAGCGAGCGAGCATGTCCCACTTGTTCACCTTGCGCAGACTTTCGATCTTCTTGTCTCGGCGTTCACGCAGATCGGCCAACCGATTCTGAAGATCTTTTGTCTCGCGGTCAGGCAATAGATTAGGACGTTCGGGTTTTGAAAAGTCGCCTCGATTGATCTGGTCTTCGAGTTTTAAGACAGACCCCGCCAACCGCTTCTTGGTTGTGGCCAGTGGATCGCGTGGCTGTTTACGAAGATCGCGCAAGACACCGTTAAGCGTGTCGCGTTCAGCTTTCAACTGCGCGGTTTTTTCATTGTCTGCTGCTGTGGGCTTACGCTCTTTTGCGGCAAGTTCATTCTTTGCGATTCGAGACTCTAAATCAGCGACCTGTTTTGTCAGTTGCTTTTCACGTTTAGCTAAAATCTTGTCCTTATCTCCGGCGAGAACGTCTCGAATATCATCCTTGCTCAACTCTCGAGCGTAGTCTTTCAGAGTTGAGTGGATCTCGTCGACCAGCCCTGCGGAGGTATTAATCCCGGCCCGGACTCTGTTCTTGGCAATCTTCCCGATGAGTACAACCATCTCAGGATCAAGGCCCATGTGCGCCCGATTTGCCAGTCGCCCAAACTGTGCAGAGAGTTCCTTGTATTCACTGTCGAGATCGTCCTTAGTTAGTGCTCGTTTATCGCGTCGCGCCTCCCGCGCAACCTCATCTTGAATCCGGCGGATAACCGGATCGGCTGACCGTTCAGGTTTCGCGGCGAGCTTCTTTTTCAGAGACTCGATTTCTTTAGTCATCTCTGATAGTTGGCGCTGCACGTCGGGAGAGATTTCACCACCCTTTGCTGCCCTTGCGTTCCGTATCACCGTGACTAAAGCATCCTCACGATCCACCAGAGCCTTACGCGCATTCAGGGCCGCTGAGTTATCTCGGCCAGAACGCTCCAAAGCGGAGTCCAATACATCCCGCTGTTGATCTAAATCCTTTTCGCGGAGACGCCACTCAGCCAAAGACTTCGGATCGTTCTTGCTGATTGCTTCCTCAGTCTTCCCGAGCGCAGATTCTTGTTCCCGCACAAGGTTGGCTTTATAGACTGCGAGCGCTCCGGTTTCTTCAGCGGTTAGTGCTCTTGGGTGCCTGGCTCTCTCTTCAGCAAGGCTGCGTGGATCGATCCGTCCCTCCTCGATGGCCTTCTTGCCCTTGAGGACGGCATCGCCTACTCCGTCGTACATCTGTTTTTCGATTGGATCGAGGCCGCGAGATTCGCGTTCGGCTTCAGTGATAGCGTTCTTGATTCCTACCCTGTCAGACGCAGGACGTTCGACACCGGGGAGATCGGATTGTCGCTGAGAGGTTTGCTCGCTTCCTGAGAGTTGAGCCCAAACGCTTCTTAGGTGCTCGTTCGCTTGAGGACCAAATTCTTCGCGTAGCTTGCGCGACCATTCTTGGAAGGTAGGTTTAACTTTCTGATCGTAAAGTTCCCATCCACGGACGATTAGTGAATCGACGAGTTCATAAGGATCGGCCCCGGCATGTCGGTATTCAATTCCTTGTTGTTTTTCTGCGGCCCGTTTAGCAGATCGCTCGCGGGCGGCGCGGACGATTGAAGGCTCTGCCGGTGCGCTTGTCGTATCAGTTGCCGAAAGTGGTTGACGTGCTGAGGATTCAGCTTTAGTCCCTTGATTCTCGGCGGCGAATAGACCAGTCTGCCTTTGTGAGTCATTGATTGCCTCTCTTACTGCGGCGTCAAATAATTCTTCCTTACGCGGCGCTTCCTTGTCAAAAAAACTTTCCTGCTTCGGACTGCCAGCGGCCTCAGCACCCTTAGCGTAATTGTCGAGAATGGCGCTGATCGCTTTGCCGCTGCGTTTGTATTCATCGAACGCCCAGAGTGCTTGCTTCTGAAGCGGTGTTAGGTCTTCTTCGAATAACGTCTTCTGATTCAGATAATCCGCAACCGTCGTGTTCTGCTCACGTAGCGACGACAGCTTACTTAGTGCCCTTGAAAGATCACTTGTAACATCGAGTGGATACCGTTCACCCTTGGCAATCCCTTCCTTCAATGACGCAAACTGTCCAGCTCGCTGAAGAAGTGCCGTGGTTATGCTGCGGACGTTATTATCCGGCGATTCCGACAACTTCTCAAGGGCGCGAAGTCCTTCAGGCGAATCCCCATAGGCCCGCGCAAAGATCGCATTGCGAATCCTGGTCAATCCTTCTTGCGAGACTTCGCCTTTACTTCCAACGTAACGGCCGAGTTCATTTGGCCCAACCACATCGCGCATGAACGCTCGAATGAAGTTTGTATTCTGTGCGGTATTGATCTCGCCTGACTCCGAAGGGGAGAAAGTAGAAAGTAGATCGCCGGTGATTTTCTGCCCGTCACTCTTTGCCTGCTCTGGCGCGGACATACTAGCGATGCCAGATTCGTTCGCTTCTTTCACGAACCGAGGACGATCAACTTCAGACTGCCGGACGCGAACCAAAACAGGTTCTTTTGCGCCTTCGATGGCCTTCGGGTCGATCCCAAACGTCTCTGCATTGTCGAGTAGGTATTGACGGTAGCTATTCGCCTTTCCTGATTCAAAGGCTTTACGTAGACCGAGTACCCGGCCGTTACCCGATTCAACGACGCCATCAGGCCCGACAATCGGAGCGCCCTCACTGGCTTTCGGTGACTCGCCAAGATACTCAGGGCGAAGGTTCTGCGCGATGCGATTTATCTGCTCCGCACTCGCCGCACGTCCGCGCTCGCGTGGCTGCAATTCGGCAGGGAAGTCTGGGTTTTGGTTGAGTAGCGTGTCGTGCGACGTAGACAGGTCTTTCGCTTCAACAATCGCGTACTTCGTGGCTACTTCAGTTCCGCGTTCGGTGCTGGCTTTTGATTCGCGGCCTTCAGAGATGACATTGAGAGGCGTCGCCGTCTCAGGTTGTGGTACGGCCTCTTTAGGTTGGGGAGACACGGGCGCCGAGGCGGGCTCTAACTCGCCACGCAATGAGCTGATTTTGAATCGAAGGTCGTGCGCCTCTGCCTTGTTTCGCGCAAGGCTATCTTCCTGAATTTTACGAATCGCCAGATCGGATGCTAGCGAAATCCTTTCGGCTTTTCTTATTTGATCGTTCAAGTCCAGTGCCCGTTGCGTTACCGTATCAAGCTCTGCTTGCACCTGTGCCCGTGGCCGCGAAGGACGGGAATCGAGTTCAGTAGGTTGATCGTAGACGTTTGACTTTACGGGCGAAGGCGGAAGCGTTGGTGGTAATTCACCCTCAACGTAAGGAATGCCAAACGAGGTTCCTGTATTGCCTTCTCGCGCCCGCATTTCATTATCAAGCGTTGCCGCGATAGCCTGTCGCTCCGTGGGCGTCGCTGCGTTTATTTGAGAGTCAACGGTATGGACTTCCCCGTCTTGATCTTTAACGTAATCAAGTGTGCCGATCGGCTGGCCTTGAGCATCGTGAGTTGTGAGACGGAAGAACTTAAGAGACGAATCCGGCACTGACAACGGTTCGCCAATGGTCGTATTGGATCGATTCTCAGGTATGGAGGCGACCTGTGCCGCCCCTTGGGGTGTGACTGAAGGCAGATCACTAGCAGGTTGAGCGAGAGCGCTACTCTCGCTTGCGGGTTGTGATGCTTGCTCAAGAATCTCCCGAGCTTTGGAAGGAGGCATTCGGTAAATCTCTGCCTCAGAAAATCCGCGATCAGCCAAATCTGCTCGCATTTGCGGAGTGATAAAGGGCGTTGCTTGTTCTACTTTGGGGCTTCGTACTATCGCCGCATCTCGATTGCCTTGAGTACGCGGATTCTGTACTACTGAAACCCCACCTTCGTTATTCTGAACCTTTAGCTTTCCGTCTCCCGTTCGTCCAACGACTTCGCCTCCGTCGATGCGGGGATCGGAGTGGCGGATGATTGGTTTCAGTTGAGGTTCTGTGTCCTTAATCGATTCCGCAGCGCTGGGCGTATCTTGTCGTATATTCGTATCAGCCGGCGCAGTTGTGACTCGCTCGCCCTGAATCGCGTCTGCTGCCACTGCTGGGTTTGTTCCTCCGTTTGGCAGTACTGCGTCAGTTCGTCGGCCCAGTCCTGCTCGGTTCGATGCTTCATCAAGTCCTTCATTTCCACCTCCCTTTGTTTCACCTTTTCCATGCAAAAACGGCAGCGCCGCAAACGGAAGATTTTCGGTGATAGCTTGTACGGGCGACTCTCCGCGCTGCCATGCTTCCACGGCAGGCTGAGCCACCATTGCAGTGCTCGTAGCCGCCTTTCCGGTGATAGGCAATCCTGCTTCATCAAACGCCGCTGGTGCGCCACCCAAGACCGCCTGAGCCGCCGCTCCTTGTAGCCCACCTCGTATGCGCTCTTGTGGTGTTGAGCCTTCCAAAATGCCCAAAGCCGCCAACTGTGCTGGCCCTAACTTGTGAGTTGCGATCAGCATCGCCGCCGTGGGGATAAGTCCGCCAATTCCGGCTTTAATTCGATCTTCGGTGTTAGTTAGCGGCGCGTCTTTATCAACCTGTTCGCTTGCCGCTTTTTCGACTGCTGCCTGTCTCTCAAATTCGTTTCCTACTGAACCGGGAAGGACAGAGCCAAAAGCCTGTGCGGCCCCTGCTGTGCCACGAATCATCCCGCGGAGTACAGGAGAGTCTTTCGCTGTTTGTTGTGCGGCCTTCGCTTCTGCAACGTCCGGCTTCGATTCTGTGAAAGCTTTGTTCTCGGCAGCAACGTGCTCATCGACTTGTCGTTGGGCTTCGGCCATCGCCTTGCTGAGATCGCCACCCGACTGAACATAGGTGTTAATGAAATCGACGGCACCCTTTGACGGTCGCACGTAATAGCGTCCCTGCTCGTCTTGCTTCAGTGCGCCACCGCCGAGTGTCAGGATGCTATGACCTGTCTGTGACTTGTATTGCTCGCCCGCTTTCACGTACTCAGGGCCAAGCGTAGAGAGATAGCCATTTACAACCTCATCTTCGGAAGGCGTTACGTGCGGAGAAATTGGAAGAGTGACTCGATCACCTAATTGCCGGGACTCGGGCGACTCGTACTTCTTGGCTTGCAGCCCCGCGACACCGCGAACGGAAGTGTCAGGTTTGCTCAATTCGTTATAGACGTTCTCAACCGGGTTCAGGGAGACGGAATTCTCTGGCGCAACCGTACCTTGTCTAAACGCGATCGGCTTCGCAGTGATCGGTTCGGCTGAGGGTAGTTCGATATTGCTATCCGGCTCGCGCACTGAAGAAGTGACTTGCGGGGTTTTTGCTTCACCCTTCCATGCGGCTAGCAAATCAGGATCAAGATCCGTTGTCGGCGGGGTATCAACAGGACTTGGCTGGGACTCGTCACCACGCCAGGCCCTTAGTAATTCAGGATCAACCGTTGGCGTTGATTGCCCTTTGACCTGTGCTCCCACTGAAAACTTCTGCCCGGTTTTGCTAGACGGATAGCCAAGATGCATGTGCGCCCCCGTAGCAACTCCCGGCACGGCGCGATCGAAGGAAAGAAAGGGTGAGTTATTCTGCTTGAGATACCCGCTTAACCACTGGCCCTCTGCGCTTGTGGGACTCAGGCTTACATCGGCACTATTGCGATGATCGTATCCCCATCGATTGTGAATACTGCCCTGACCCTTGTTTGCCAAAGGCAGAGGCTTTCCAAACTGAGTTTGATAATCTTTTTGGATTTGCGGGAGTCTATCGAGCGACCACGATGCTTCACCAGGCTGGAACTTCTCAAACGCACGAGACTGCCTTCGCTGCGGGACAGAACCATCCTTGAACGCCGCGAGTAGATCGGGGTCGATTTGAGGTTGCAGTTGATCCTGTGGCGTCATTGATCCGGCTTTGCTTTGATGATATAAGTCCGCGCCGTATGGTCGGTCGCATCATTTACAAAATCGGCTACGGACTATTCATGGTTGCGACTCTCTACCTTGTAATCGCCATCGCCACCTTAGTCCCCTATGGCATCTATCTCGTTCTCTCTGTCTTCTGGCATGAATCCCATGGGTTCTTCGCTCTTACCGTCGCGATAGCTGCCTACTGGATTTGGTTTAACCGCTCGTACAACCAAGAGACTTAATTACCGCTGTGCAGCCTTTGCGTAAGCGTCAATCTCAGTCTGAGTAGGCGCGCGTCCGTGTTTATTCTTAAACGCTTTCAGGAATCCTGGTGGAGCTTGTGCGTGAGTGGCGTTAGGCTGCACGTTACTCTGCGCGCCCTTCGCCTTCGCAATCGCTTCCGATAGGCCCGCTGCGTGAAGTCGATATTGCGTGGCCTCTCCCTGAAGCTTTGCCATCCGCTGCTTACCACCAGGAGTTTTATCGTCAGCAAGTTCTTGGGCCTCCTGATCCTTTTCAGCAGCGTAGGTTTCGAGCATTCCGCGAGTCTTATCCAGTTCAGGGACATCACCCAACTTCGCAGCGCCGGATTGAGCGATAAGTCTAGTGCGCTCCATTGCATCAGCCGCGTTCTTATCTCGACGGGTATTACGTCCCGTCTCGGCGGTTACGTTCCACGATGTAATCCCGGTATCTGTCTTCTGTCCAGTTCTCTTGTTGTAGGCTTGAATTTGCCCTGCGTCGTCTGCCTGCAAAGCCACTTCGCCGGAGACAAACTTCGGCTGTAAGTCCTTCGGAAGATCAAGGGCACTGGAAATCGCGGCAAGTGTTTCAGGATCATTCGCACCGCCGGAGTTGTAGACACGAAGCGCATCCTGAACTCGCTCGTGTTTGCCCATTTGCGCCCACCGATCTTTATGAGCCTGCGCCGCCGCCATTCTCTGCTCCCTGTTAAATCCCTGCTCTTGATTCCGACTGGCAATAGTCGCAACATTCTTCGCGGGCGTTTTTGTCCACGTACCATCGGGAAGCTGAATCGGAACCATCTCCGATAGGTCTCGCTGGCTTTGCTCTTTTTGGATCGCAAGGTCTTGTCCGAGTTGGCCCATCGCGCCCGCTTCTTCTCTCTGGCGACCTGTCTGCAATGGCTTGCCGCCCAAACTAAGAGCAACGGACTGTGATGCCATGCCTAACTTGTCCTTGAGCGAGAGAGGTTTGCTTTGAACGTCTCGCAGGAACTGGCTATCGTCCGAAACGTAATCACGTGGTTGCGTGCGCCGATCACGAGCCGCCATAAACGGCTCGCCGCTCGATCCAAACGACGTGGGGGCTTGGGCTTGCAGCAATCGCTGCTTAAACGTATTCATCGCCGGAGGCGCACCTGTCTGACTCAGATTGCTTTGCTGAACAACTTCTTCAGGTGGCGGAGGATTGACCATGCGCGGACGCTCTTGAGGTTGCTGGGGAACTTCAGGTGGAGGCGCATCACCCATCATGCTCGGTTGAGGAAGTGGTTTCTGCTGGCCCTGCTGTTGTTGCCCTTCAAGGAATCGCTGCTGAAATGCACTCGCTGGAGGCTGTTGATTCTGCTGTTGACGAATCAATTCATCTTCCAGAGTTCCGCCGGCGTATCCGGGAATGTCTTGTGCCGTCAGTCGGCGTTTGAATGCGTTTGCCATTATGCCGCCGCCTTTACTGGTTTGGGTTTCGCTTTAGCAGCACGTACAGCGTTATCGCCCGCGACCTTCGCGGTCTCGATAGCGTTCTGCCCCTGCTCATGCGTCACAGCCAACTGTCCTTGAAGTTCCATTGCTTTCAGTTTCGCTTCATGGTCTTGATCCGCCGCTTTATGGACATCGGCCTGCTGCCGATCTTGTGCGGCCTGATCCGCTTCGTGTTGTTGTTGTGCGCCTTGATTCGGATCGCCACCGCCCTGAAGCATCTGTTGACCCAATGCGCTCGGTGCTTGGGCTGCCGCCATTCCCGCTCCCTGTACTAATCCAGCGTTCACTGATTGAGGCAGATCGATTTGAGTCTGATAATTTTGATGAACCCAATACATTCCTTCGCCCGCCATGCGAATCGGCATCGGCGCACTCATCCCTGTGTCCAGGTCCAGCCAGTTGCGCCACCATTCAGCTTTCTCTTTTTGTTTCGGCTCTACCTTGCTCACCGGAGGCCGCAGACTCTGAATTAACATCTGCGGATCGTCAACACCCGCCTCTAAGTTCGATTCCATCTGCTCTAACCTTGTCAGGCAAATAGTTGAAATCACGTCACTATCTTCAGCCTCGATCTTGACGTTAAAGGGCGCGACAATCTGTTTGAATAGTGCGGGGTCTTTCTCTTTCAACATCAGGAACATTTCAACACCTTGCGTCGCTTCAAACAGTGCTCTGATTTCATTCTGTTGGCTGTAAGGTGTAACGGGCATCTCTGAGTTTTGAGTTAACTCATAGATGATCTTTCCCTTCAGATCTGAACCTGAAACATTCCGCCCTTTCGCCAGTCCTTTACCGGGAAAATATCTCGACACCTTTCCATAGGTTGCTTCAAGTCGAACGAGAATCTTTGCGATCCTGACTCGTGATTCACCTTTAGTCAGGAGCATTGGGGCAAACAGGGAATTAGCCAGTCCAGCGGTTATCTGCGCTCCAGTAGCAGTCCGATTATCAATCGACATGAAATCAGAGAACTCGGTCACCATCGACGAGACTTGAAACATATCTCTTAGAAAAACAGAACCGTACTGGATGTATTGCTGGTTCACGTTTCCCGGCGCCAACTGAAACACTGCGTCTTTCAATCCGAGACCCGGAGGGAGCATAGAAAGATTCACGTCAACAGTTGCGTTTGGACGGTTGAGGTTCTTTGATTGATCCTCTTTTAGTAGCCGCGTGTCGGTCATCCACGCCGGCGTGGCCGATCCCGCGAGTCCCTGGTATATCTGTCCGTCAACCGCATTGAATCTCTTTTGAACCGCCGCAGTGTCCTGCATTCCCCGGCCAGCACCGGAGTCAGACTCGATGAACCATTGACCTGTGACCACTTCGTCCTTGTGAGTTTCGTTCGCATAGACTCCGAGGATCAAAGACATGTCATTGACACCGACAAAGCAGACTGGCCCTTTGAATGAATCGCTCATTCGACCCTTCGGAAGCCTTACTCCCGATACAGTCATGCTCTCTTCGATCTCAATCTCGGCAAGGTCTTCTTGCGACATCCAGAATTCTGCAATGGTAGGTCTCGTGTCGTTATCACGGCGATTGGTGTCCCCAATTCCCGCGCCGCCAAAAGGCTGGCCTGCATAGGCGTTTGAATGGAGCACGTCAAGGCTTCGATCATCGGAACTTGTGGTATCAGGAATGATCGCATTTCCGAGCATCAGCTTTAATGCGCCCGGAGTGATTCTCTGGCGATAGATAGCCCATGAAGACTCTTCTAATTCCTTTGAGAGATCCCAGCGCCAGCCGGGAAGGGGGGTTTGAACGATTTCAGGCTCACCAACAGGCGTTGACGCCCCAATGGATACTTGAGGCAGATTCAAGGGTTGGGGTTTTTGAACATCAACCGCGGCACTCCCACAATTCATGCACTGATGGCCAAATTGCGTTTCCTGGAAATCTCGTGCAGTGCCTTGATGTTGACACTCGTAGCACTCTCCCGATCCATCATCGAGTTGTACGCTTTGTTCGCTCACATCTCTCGATTGGGCCATCCATTCACCCTTAAACGGGTTCCAACGGACACGATGGATGAACATTCCATTCGTCGCCGCATACAAGGATTCCCGTCGGCTGAACTTCGCGGTATAGAACTGGCTCTCCCAATAGTCAACTACCGGGCGAGCGGCTTGTGCGGTCGCAATGTCGATTGGCTGATCCCCTCCCGGCCTAATCGTTACGTTCGGGTTGGAGGCCATCATCTTCGTCTCGCAGCACTGGTAATAGAACCGCATCAGATTCATTGCTGTTTGACGGTAGGTATCATCCGTAGCTAAAGGGCGAACGTAATAACCGGGGCCGTAGGGTCTGCGCTGAAGAATTTGATTGCCGTTGATGAACATGGAGACTAGTTGCCCCATTGAGACAATCTCGTCCCACTCCTTCTGCATGTAAGACATGTAGGCGGAGTATTTCTTTTTTACGGCTTCGTGAAACTTATCCGGGGTTGCGGGTGGTTTGCCTTCCTGAAAGGCACGAACTATCGGATCGCGGGGAGCGAGGTTTTGTCCGTTACGGCTTAGAGCAACGGAAAGTGCGGTAAAGTTGTTTGCGGGGGTCACACTCATTCACGATTACATAACCGATTCACTGCCGAGGTTTCTTCGCTGAACCATAAGCACAAAATCACGCTTGGCCTGGTCGATTGGAATGCCATTCGTCTTCGCCGCCTCAAGCCATTGTGTCTGAAATTCCATCTTGTCCATCGCGCTCAGAGACTCAAAGGGATCGGCGGTTTGCAATAGTCGCGTGGGCTGGCTCGCGACGCCCGCTGGGGCGCTTCTGGGTGTCATGCCGAACATTCCCATTGCCCTCATTGGAACGGTCGCCAACGTGTCTTCGCGTTCTCGATTGCGCCACGTTTCCGCTTCAAGCCGAGCCTCGGCCTTCAGCGCTCTCATGCGCCAGTATTCGGACTCGCCAAGTTTGCGGAACCAACCCAGAAGACGATGAATCATTTTTGCACCGTAAACGCCCGTACCGTGACGACCGCATCCTCAGCGACCGTCACGGAAATAAAAATGTCATTCTCAGAGAAGAACATTACGGCACAAGGTTCGTTCCGAGGTGTGAAGCGTCCGCGTCGCCACTCACCCACGTGAGATTCGCCAACTCCGTGACAGTGGTACACGGCTGGATGCGGGCATCCGACAAGTCGCCAAGCGATCCGCCCTCTTTCAAGGCGCGAGCAATGCTGTTGCGCTGAGAATCAGCTTCGGCGCCAGGACTGACGATAGCGCTGTTCACGTCATCGATGAGATCCTGCACAGTTGTCGCGGCTACAACCTGGGCATTCGTGAGATAGCCTTGCGCGCCAGCTTGGCGGATTGCATAGCCAACAAGCGCGGATGTTTGCTGGTTTTCTTCGCGGTACGTTAAAAGTCCTGACATAGAGTCTTCTCCTCCTGAAGTAATGGCATTAACTGAAAGTATTACCACTTTCCGTGATTTAACTTTTGTAGGCCTGTCCCCACGGGTCAAGCTCAATCTGTTTATTGATCGCGTTGAATTTCTTTTTCGCCAACCATCCCGCAACCTCGCTGGTGAATTGCTTCTGAAACGAATCGAGATCCGACCGCTGCTGGAGTTCTTCTCGGTGGTAGCCTTCGGGAATAATCGCCGCGATTTTCTGTGCCTGCGTCGCTCGAGCATCGGCGGGACCGAAGGCCGTTCCTGCCGTCAAGGCCCGCGTCGAATCGCAGGAATCCTCGTTCGCCTTCATCGGCTGCTCGATTGTCATGCCAGATTTGGTTTCTTCAACCTTCCGCATCTTCCAGCCGTAGGCTTGATCCCTGTGCGTCTTCAGCCCCCGATCGTCTCGTGGTGCTATGAGTTGATCGTCGTCAACAATATCGAACCATGACGGCTTCCCGAGTTTCCATAGACCATCGGGCATTTTCTCGTCCCGATGAAACGGATGAGGCTTTGTTCTGTCGGTAACAAGATAATGTCGCCATTGAGCGATCCCAGCGGTCTTGGCTGACTCGCATGGCTGAAAGTGCCAGTCATATTTGGAGTTCAGAACCATGCGTTCGCCTAACTTCTCATGGCTCATAAACTCGCGCTCGATTTTCTCGTCTGGCCACATATCACGCCGCACCGCGACCGCTTGTTCGTCTATTCCGATCCCGGTAAACGTCCGCCCACGATAGCGCATGATTGCGCCGCCCAAATCCAGCCACGACGGAACCTTCGTCAAGAACGTCCACGCGCTCTTGTGCCCCGTTGTGTAACCAATATCCAACCCGGCGTCACAGGGCCAGTCAGACGGAATTCTTCGGTGGCCGTACTTCGCCTCAAACTGCGACCATGTAATCACATGAAGCCTTAGTGTCCGATCGTCGTATTCCGGTAGGACGCGATCATTCTGTTCGCCTGAAAAGTCGTGTTGATACTCCGCAAGGAAAGCGTCTTTGCCTGAGCGATCAAGGAACGACTGGCACTCTGCCATGTCGATGTGGGGCCACGTTGGGACACCTTTGCTTATCTTCCATCGTGGGCCTGTCGGTAATTGCTCTTGCGTGATCTCGATTTCATCAAACGCCTTGACCGGAACATCGCCCTTACGTAACGCGAGAATGTCTGTCTGGCGGGTATGGATTCGATTAAGAACCGAATTTGAGTGAATGAGGTTTTGAGCAAAGACTACTTTCGTCCTCGCTGTGCCCATTGGAAGAATCTTTTTGGCGATGCGCCTTTCTTTTTTGGCGATCACCTCTGGACTGTCATCGTCATCATCAATGTCATCGAAAATAATAAGCGAGACGCGATTGTCGCCACGCTTCCAACCACGGATCGCCTTGTCCAATCCAACCGGACGAATCGCCCAACCGTTTGCGGTCATCAAGTAATCTTGCCGCCACCCGTATTGTTTATGCTCACCTACAAAGCTACCCTTCTTGTTCCCAGAGCCTCCCGGCTTGCGCATACCTGGATATGCCACGTACAACGCGTCTTCAGCCTCCAGACGATCACGGATGGCCTCAACGTGAGCATCGGCCTGTTCCTGAGTGCCGGAGACGTACAAGACGAAGCCTTTACCGACAAGGCACCCTTCAGCGATTGCCAGCCATTCGGCGTTAGAGCTTTTCCCTAAACCGCGTCCCCAGATAGCAAGATAGGTAATATCCTCGAGATCAACCTTCCCGCCGGCTCGCTGTTTTAAGGTAGTGGGCCAGTACCAGTCCCATTCGTCTTTATGGAACCATGAGAAGTCTCCAGTGAAGGTATGCGGCCCGAGCGTCTGAAGCCACTTTTCATACCCCTGATACTCAAGGAGCATTCCTTTGTTCTGGGCAGCGTATTGATTGAGGCGCGCAAAGCTCGTGGGGTCAAATTCTTTAACGAGATCAAGAAGCGTGTTCCACGCCTTAGCCTTGAGCGGATCGCCTAACTTGCCCACGAAAGACGCGGCCCACTCTTCCGTCACTCCGCTGATATTCGCGAGTTCTAGGTCCCGCAGAAGTTGCGCTGATTCTTGAGGATTGAGTTGAGGCATTTACCCGCCCGCCTCGACTGTTACATTCCGATTAGCCTGCTGTGCAGCCAGCCACTCGGCATAGGGCTTTTCAAACCCGTCGGATAGTCTGGTTAGAGTCGCGTCTTCATTCTTCAATGTACTCATTAGGCCGTCGAAGTAGGCGGCTTCAGCCATCGGAAATAGCAACGCCCCGTTCGCGTCGATCGCTGTCTGTCTAGCGTCATAATCGTAGACACAGCAATCGATCGAAAGGTTTGTAACGGTCGCGTAGATTCGCGGAGGTCTCAGGGCGTAAGCAAAGAAACTGGAAATGAACAGCGTGGGGTTATCTTCGATGATCCTGATTTCCTCTTCGCGCAAAGCTGGCACGAGTAGCTTCCCTGAATCGGCATCTCTTACCTGTCCCCACTCACCGATTATCTTGGCGGTACTCGAAGACGATCCGAACGCGGGAATTAGCCCTCCCGCCGTGGCTAAAACCGTGTCTGCGATATTTGCTCTCAGAACATTGTTCTGATTCATCGAAACGGCTTGGGCCATCTCCTGCTCAGTCATTACCAGAGCGTCGTGCATGGACTGAATCGGGAATACTTCGGTCTCGAAAGTGGTGAACCCAGAGTTGGCGTAGTTCGTGACGATTTCAGACGGAATGCCCTTGTACGCTCCGATGCGGAGCATTGCCTGCTGAATAATCTTGTAGGGTAAGAGTGACGCCATTAGACTGTCGTAAAATCATTGCGCTGATGGATTCTTGGGCCAGTTGTGATTAGCTGCGCTGCGTCGAATTGCTGTTTCGCCAGGCTCTCGTCGTCTCTCAATGTGACGAGAAGTTCCTTGCGCTTATCCGAGTTGTACCGTTGCCCTTCGATTGAATCAGGGGCCATCCATTCAGTGTTTGAGAGAAGGCTTTTCGATGCGCGAATCTCAATAAGGTCAGCGTCCGCGTCCTCTACAGGCTCCTGAGTCAGTGCCATGTCCTGAACGCCGTTTGCATTCATTAAATAGCGGATCTGATATTGCGCAGGCGCGAGTTGAGGGATTGGATTGAACTGTACATACGCCTGACTATTTTTCCAGAAGAACGCACAGCGAACAGCGGAACAGTTTGAACCATCTGGCGAGATGTAATACGCCCCTACGTTGTTTGGCTGGCCCCAATCAAAATAAAGGTTCTGAGGCTCGCAGATTTCAATCAATCGAACGATGTGACTTGGGTTGCTTACATCTCGCGTCAGAACGGCCAGAGGCGTTCCGAAGTCTGCCTTGTTGATTAAGTAAGTATCTTCCTGCGGAGTGATGTCGATCAGCGCGTCAGAGAAGTTCCAAACGTTCCCTGAGTTCTGTTTTTGACGTAAGAGGTTCCGCGTGTGGGAACAGATTTGTTGTAAGAGCAGCGCATCGCCCGGTCTTGAGGCTCGGGGATCTCCAAGTCTCAGCCGGACATTGCTCATCATTTCATAGATTGTTGGCACGAATCACTCTTACTTGGTTATGATCGACTTGCGACGCGCACGCTTCTGGGGTTCCTCTTCTTCGCCTTCTTGCTCCTGCGTGTCGGCCATCGCTTCCGCGATCTGCTCCGCACCTTCCGAGGTCTCGTTTGTGATCGGATTGGCCACCATCGTGGTTTCGCCAATCGGAGGTTCAATCACTGGCGGCCGCTCGGCGGCCGGCTCCGAAGCGGCCGGCGCGACCGCGCCGCCCTTGAAAGCGTCGATGATCATGCGCAGTTCTTCACGGCTGGTGTCGCGGAAAGTCTGCATCAGTTCTTTCAATTCAGACGCGTTGAGCCCACCCAGCTGTTGAGTCTGTCCCGTCATGTGCGCCAACTGCTGAAACTCTCGGTCTCTGCGCTGCATTCCCAACTGCTCAAGCAGTACCAGATCCACAGGTGTGTATTTCACCGCATAACCCACCGAAGTGGCCACGGAGTTCATGTTCGTGTGCGCCTGCTCAATCGTGATCCGCGCATAGTCTTCAAACTGCTGGGATGACACTTGCCAGTCCTCAACTATTTCTCGCAGGTAGGTATGCTCCCACGCTGCATCGAGTAGTTCCCGGACCCTGAAGATCGAAACAGGGACGATTGGAAAATCAGGGAAGATTGCCTTTTGAATTCTCCAAATCTCTGCGTCGATGTAGAGACCGTCGCCCACTGGGACGGGGTTGTAAGACATGCCCTTAAGTGATCGGAGTTCAACAACTCCGCGGGGCGTCATCTGGTGAATATTTGCTGAGCCGCTGAGAATCTGATTGATCTGCTCACCCGGTAAGGCGCGTTTCTGCATTAAGGCAGACGGCCCCATGTGCGGCTGCGTCGGCCACGGCGCGACGTAGCCCGGAGGTACGGGGATGTCATAGAAAGACTTGTCCTGCGGATCGACCGTCTCGCGCGGTACGGGAGAGTGAGTATCTTCCAGCAACGGAGTGATACGACACTTGCGGACAAAGCCTTTGACGTATCGGAGACATGGATTGCTGATCTCCATGCCGCCCGCCTTCAAGTACACCCTGTTGCGAGTGGATTCCGGTTCGACAATATTGCCGACGAAGCCGATATAGCGCGGCATCTCCGCGTCTCGCGTATCGACTGGGCGTTGGTACAAGCGGCCATCGTGAATTGGAACATATCCCGGTTGGCTAATTGATTCTTCTCTTTGCATTCGTTCTCCTAAAGTAAATCACTGGAAACTATCAATCCTGATTGTGTTTTAGACATCCCTGGAGGTAAGAAACTCACGGGCGATGCCTCAATGTAATGGCGATCATCTTCTTGCATTTGTCGCCGTTGGGTATTTTCGGTTTCTTCCTGGTTCACAATCTTGCTTCGCAATTCGCGCTGAGCATTTGGAGATTCAAAATACCTTCCGTCTCTGGTTGGCTGAACATCTGAATCATCCTTAGTAATTTCCCGCCAGCGTCCGATCCTCTCAAGAAGATCGTCATTCGGCGCGGCGTAGAGGCCCCAACAATCTTTATCGCAACTACACTCAGCACCGCGACAAGGGCAACAGTTCCCGTCGTGCTCGCAATGCCGCCAGAGTTCGGTGTATCGCTCCGAAGGGCACGGGCCCTTGGCATCCCACGGCACCCCTTTAATGCTCATGTACCGCTGTCGTTCCCACGTTGGCCCATACTGCTCAGGTTCCGCCTTTTCAAGTAGCACCCATCGTGGGGCGGCGACTTCATCCCTGTTCTGGTCGTAGCCGTAGATGAAGATGGGAAACGTGTAGCCAGTCGGATCATCAATCAGCTTATGCGGACGCCAGCGTAGTTCACTGGGAGCCCACGCGAGCTTGATAATCGACTTTCCCTGAGACGTGCCTATCCGACTGTCAATGAGCTTCTGATAACGAACTACATCATTAGTGGAAAGGCTCAAGGGTGGCCGCATGTGTGGCGACCACCCTGAAGCCTCATTATAAACGTCATCAAGTCCTGCCATTACGCAAGTCCGATGATCCTTGCTCCCACAACACCTGCCCCAATGTTGCTAAGAGCGGTTAAGGTCACGTTCCTTCCACTGATCGTGTAAGAGAATGGGCCTTCGACGTATTCAGGCCGGGGAACAAACTGCGATTCCCATACGAGCTGATCGCCTGCTACTGCGTCACCGTCTCCGGTAACGACGATGTTCTCGCAGATACGACCATCGTCAGCGGGTGATGCTCCAACTTCACCGCTACGGAGAGCGGCCGCTAGATTTGCAACTGCCATTTTCGCCCTCCTTTAGTTTCCGGCGCCAACTACCGTTTGCGTAGTAAGACCCGAAGTGCTCGCTCGCTTGATCGTTGCTCCGGCGAGTGAATTTGTTAAGACCAGGGTCCAACTCGTTCCCCACCACTTCCCGTTCAAAAGCGATCCGGTTTGGTTTGCGCCGAGAAGGTTTCTCCACGCGAGGCCATCAGGATTCACTTCACCAAACGGAATTTCGGTGTGCTTTTGGATCGTGTTGGATTTGAAGAACGCGTGACGGTCTTCATCCCAGTCCACGGATTCCATCATCTTCGTACCATCGACATCCTTGTAGACCTTCGTGATATCGGCGGCGGGATCGTCAACGGCCGCGCGCCGGAAACCGTATTGCTGTTTCCGCAGATCGCTCATTAGGCCGGGAGTCGTCAAACATACCTGTCCGGTGCGTGCGCCATCTTCTGCGTTCAAGACAACTTCCATCGTCTTGATCGTCTCTCGATCCGAAACAGTCATGCGAGTGTTCGCCAGGTCAAGAGTTGGCACGTTAAAGATCGTGTCAACCGAAGTATCACGGCCCTGAAGGATTCGGCTGGTGTCGTCAAGCAGGCCAGTGAAACCCATCGGGGCCTTCCCGTAGCCGCCTACGTCGCAAAGCGGGTTTCCCGAAGTGACTACCCCAGAAACCAGGGTCACAGTCGCCTGGGTCTTGTTGTTCTGCGAAGTAACCAGGATCGTGCCTTCTGGCAGTCCCGTGGTCGTATCGAACGACTGGTAATACTGGTTCTTCTTGAGACGGACAGCGCCCTTCGTATGGCCAGGGCCGGGGTCTGCTGAGGTATCGCAGGTCAACGTCTGTCCGGCGCCGGGAACGGTCAGCGTGGCCGAGGAATAGGCCAAAACACCGTAGCCGTTACCGCAAACAAAGAACTCCTGATGCTTGGCGGCTGCTTTGGTGTACTGCATAAGCAGATCGGACATCTTGAACATGGCCTGAGCTTTCTTCGGGCCATTATTTCCGCCGGCATCGTTAAGCAGGTGAATGTCGATGACGATGGGAATGCCGTACATCATCGGCTTGGCCCATCCAGAATCGGACTGCGGGGCTTTTGTGCGGTTCAAGTCTGGTTGCGAAAGGGTCGGCAGGGTATGCCCACCGGCTTCTTCTGACCAAAAGTAAGTGCGGACGCCGCGCTGGGAAACCTCGAGACCTTCGGTGATCTCGTCGATGTTGCTCCAGAGGGTCGCCTTGAGATTGAAGAGGTCAGCGCAATGAACTAATTGCTGCTGATAAAAGTCGAGTGTGTTTTGTACGTTTACGAAATCAACTGGCATGGATTCTCCTTATCGCCTATCTGTTGGCGATTGCTTGCGCGCCCTCCCGCATTCGTTGGCGAATCTCTGCCTCGGTGGTAGCAGGGGGACGTTGGGTGACTTGGGTAGGATCGTAACCGCTTCCTGCGATTGCCGGTCTTGCCTGAGTCGCGCCGTTCAAGGTGGAATTGTGAGACTGGGCCTGAAGGGAAAACAGTTCGCTTAGCATACCCATCAAGGGTTCCGCTACAGCCTTCGCGTTGATGGTCAAAGCTCGTCGCGCCCGTTGCGCATTGCTCTCAAGCATTTGAACATCTTGGGGAAGATTTGGGTTCCCGTTTTGCCCGAGTCCGGCCCTAAAACGCTGATTCGCAAAGTTGCGATTATTGGAAGCAAACTCAACCCGAGCCGCGTCCATTTTCTGCAATACTTCGGCTGGTAGCCCGAGATCCGCAGCAATGTCTTTGATTAGAAATGCCACGTCTGGAACTGCCGCCGCCGCTGCCACGAGACTGACCATGAGACCAGCGCCGCGGTTAATTTTTTGAATCTGTGCGTTTGTTTGCGCCACCTGCTCCGGCCCCATCTGCTGCGCTTCAGGGGAATTTGGATCGAGTGGCTTTATGGGCTGGAACTTCTCACAAATGTTTTGTGCGAAACCTGAAAAACCTTCCTTGAACTGCTGCTCGACAAGTTGATTGCCCGCGTTTTCAGCTTCCCTTTGGATGTACTGTTCACGCTGTTGGGCGACTTGGCGATCTCGCTGCTCTCTCTGCGCTTCGCGCTCCCGAGTGTCGATCTTGAACTTCTGGTCTTCCAGATATTCATTGATGAACTCAGGATCGTTTAGCTTGAGAGATTCGCGTTTGTCGTAAGGGAGCTTTTTGTAGACATCCTGAAGCTCTGGCTTGACGACTTGCAGTTCTTCGGCTGTAGGTTGCCAGGTTGGCGCTATCGAAACCTGCTCAACCAATCCAAGAATGCTCGCAGCCTTTGCTTTCCTCGCCGGATCTGATGCAATGGCCTCCAAAGCGAGATCGAGTCTGGTCATTTGGCGTCCCGTTTCCGGGTCTCGCGTCATGCCATTCAACAAATCTGCGCTCAGAAAGTCAGCACGTTCAGGTGCCGTTTCGGTAAGCTGCTGCACTAAAGACTGCGTGGAGGGGATTAGCTGACCTGTTTGCGGATCATTCTCCCAGCCGTACAGTTTTTCTCGGAAATCAACGATTTCCTGAAGCTGTTCAGGCTTTTCAAACCGTTCCAGATGTTGCTGGAAGGGCTCGACAGCCTGATATTTCGTCTGGATTTCGCTGAATTGTGGTTTGAGCGCGTCGTAAGCGCTTTTGATTCGAGCGGCCTGCTCAGCAAACGGAGAGCGATTCGCTACCGCTGCCTGTAACTCTTCGTCGCTAGGAAAACCCGCGAGCGGATCTTCTTGGGCTGGAGTTTGAGTGGACTGCTCGCCTTGAACGGGCTGTTGCAAGTTTACGTCTGCCGACGAGGTGCCCGTGTCCTGAGTTGGAGTCGGTGATGCTCCCGCTATGATTGCGCCGGCGTCAGGACTAGAACCGCCAGTTACACCTGTTAGGTCTTCCATCGGTCAGAAATCTAACCGAGAAAGTAATTTTATTTATTTGTGCGCGGATTTTCTGCGGGAGAAGGAGGCGGAAAGTCGCTGCTAGAACGTAGGCGGCTTGGGTGGTTTCGGTTCAAACTGCTTAAGAGCGCAAGCCCACGCAAGATCATCCTGATTCATCTCAATTACAGGCATTCCGGTGCGCGGATCTGCGACCAATCTTGCGCGCACCGCACGACCCGCGAGAGGCCGCTCGCCCCAACCGTCGCTTGAAACTTGTTTGCTCACTTCGTCTCCGCAAGGCGGTTTCGTGCTGCGTCGGTTAGTTCACTCATCGCTTACTCCCCTTCGGCCTTGGCCCTCGCCGCCAACTCTGAACGGTCGCCTTGCCCCGTCCAATCGATCCTTCCGGCGCATCAAGTATCGGCATCTCGTCCAAATCATCAGCCACAGGATTGTTCGGAAACACAGCCAGCATCGATTCCCGCGAGACCCTCTTCGTGTAAACTGGCAATAACGCCTCTGGCAATGACTCACGCTTCGCTTTCGGAGCCCGCGTCGTGGCCCGATCCAGCATCACCAGATCAATCGGCTCAGTTCGCCCGATCTCCTCATCTTCCCTAAGAGGACTATCCGCAAACGCCCCAACCATCCCCGCAATCGCATCGTCAATAACCTCACCCTGACTCAGCCCCAGCATCGCCGCCAACCGCTTCACCGCATCCTTCGTCAAAGGCGAAACCATCGGCCCAATCAGCACTCTCTTCACCTCTAGTGGTTTGCTTGGCATCAACCCGGATTCTACCATACCTCTAGCGGTTTCATTCTCAAAAGGGGAACCCCCTCAGATTTCTTCGTCCTCCGCGCTTTAGCGCAACTCGCCATCCGTACTCTCGAACGCGAAAGGCCGGGGGCGGGGCGGGCGCCTTATCTGTGAAATAAAAGAAGCCGGGGGAGGGGCTCGCCGCTCAGCCTGCGAGCACACGATCACCCAATGAATACGCGTTAAACGCTCAATGACGATGCGCTGATTACCTGGTCATGCGACCACTACATCTTGTGCAATTTCACCGACAGGACAGGAGGGAGCGGCGAGGGCTAATAGAATCAGCCACTTGCGGGCATAACTGCGTCTGATAATAGCTAGTATGTTCGGGGATCGTGTTAAACGTGCCATCGCTGCAACGCCTTACTCCTCAGCGCTTTCCGGCGTAACATCAATCGCGCTCAGGCCGGCAGACAGTGCGCCCTGGAGGATCACAACCAACTCCTGGCGATCCACGTTGGCCTGAATCGCGGTCGGCTGGCCCCGCAATAGCTGCAGCTTGTCGAAAACAACGCCAAATGCTGTGGATTTCGCTGCAAGCGTCGCGGTCTCAAGGTCGTGCTCCTCAATGGAATCAATAAGCTTATGAACCGTTCGATTGAGCTTTGTGTCTAGTTCTGCGTGGGTTTTGTTCTGTAAACTGGAAAATCGCTCAGGAGTTTCGAGCCACAGCCTAATCGTTTGATGAGGTATTCCGGTTTCCCTGGCGGTTTGTAGAACATTGCCAGCATTTGCTTGGACCAAGGCAAGCACTTCAGCCTTTCTCTCGACTGAATAGTCCTGATAGGGGCGCACCGCTCGAGGTTGTTCTACTGCTTCGATCATTGTTCTACCTTATCACTCCTATGCACGAAATGGGTTAAGGTTATTTCACCTTACCCTATTGACAAGTCCATATAGTAAGAGTATTGTGCATGTATTGAAAGCGGGAAGCCCGAAGGTGTCAACTTCAGACTTCCCTAAACCACAACCGATCCGCTGCTTAAGGAGAATCGATTATGATCAGTTCCAATTCTAACCCAAACACCCCGCAACCCGGCAAGGTTTATCAGTTCACGCGTAACGGGTTTCAGCCGTTAACCTCTCAAGGCTTAATCATTGGTCAGCGCGTCCGGCAGGACCACAAGGGCGATGTTGGTGTTATCTGCGAAGAAGAATCAATAGGTTATTTGGTCATCTATCCTGATGGGTCTTCATCAAGCAGCCAGCGTTTAGACCAACGATCACCGTTTACGCGAATCACCCTGGTTGACGGCATTGTCAGCCGCGAAGAAGTCAAAACCCTCAAGCAACTCCGCACTGCCAAGCGCGCAGCCGATAAGATCGCGGCGCAACAGGCCAAGAATCAGCACGCTCTCGACATTGAGCAGTTTGTCAAAGAACTTCGCACACAGTACCCGTGGGCCAAGGCTAACCGGGCGTCCGCAAACCTTAAGAAAGAGCTTTCGTTGGTCTTTCCCGGTATCAAGTTCTCGGTCGTCAACCGTCACGGCACTTCACTTGATATTAGATGGACGAACGGCCCCACATCGAAACAGGTTGAAGCAATCAGCGACAAATACGAAGACGGCCACTTTAACGGCATGGAAGACATTCACGAATATGACCATTCAGCCTTTGGCGAAGCCGTTGATATCGTTCTGGGCCGGACGCGTTACGTCTTCCCAAGCCGCTCATTTTCGCCGCGCTTCCTGCGTGATGTAGCGATCGAGGTTTGTTTCGAGTATGGCCACGAAACCATCCCAATGGTTGAGGTCTGCAAGGATGGCACCGCGTGGATTCCAGAGGATCACAAGGTCCCATATTGTAATGGCGCCCACGATAGCCTTGCGCGGAAGATAACCCAAACGGCCTACGAGACGAGCTGCGTCTAGACTTTCAGGTCCGCTTCTCCCGCCCTTCGGGGCGACGAGTGATTAGCACTCGGGCGGGCTCCCAAACTTTCAGTTATCAAAGAACCATGAGCACCAAAACCATCAAAGCCACTCAATGCACCTGCGAACGCTGCGGCCACGTTTGGACTATCCGCGGCACCGACCTGCCAAAGTATTGCGCTCGGTGTAATTCACCTTATTGGAACCGGCCCAGAAGGGGATCAAAGGAGCCAACGTCTAAGCCGCAGGATTAGGCCCTGTCCCGCCCTTTTCAGCAGTCAGGCCCAGGAAACTCAATCCCCGCCAACCTCAACCTCGCGGCCATTCGTTCATTCATTAGCGAAAGATTCGTGTTTGCAATGTGCTGCGCTTCGATCCGCTTTTCTAGATCCGGAACCCTGTTTGCTACTAATTTCACGTTATCCAGTTCGTATCTCGTCCTGTCGAATCTTTCCTCGAGACCTGAAATTGAATCCTTCGCTTCTTTTAGTTGCACCGAAATAGAATGTAGAGTCTGCGCTACTGTCTGTGTTGCCTGCGCCCTCGCTAGCTCTGTTCGTGCCTCCGATTCATGTATCTCCTGAACTGGCTTCTTTCTGTTCTTCCAGACGTTGTACCAGGTCGCACTGCTCGCTCCAAGACCACTTGCTAACAGAAGCCAGAGCCAGTCCAGAGGCGTGTGAGGGATACTGGATGGAGTCTGCATCGCATCAGATTCGGGCTTTCAGGGTGCTAAGGCTTTGGGTTATCTCTGTTGCTTGCTCTTGGATCGCATCTATCACGGTACGTCTTACGGTGTCGTGTGGCTGGCAGAGCTGCTGACTGTGCGGGCATACCACTGTGCCTTGCCTTAGCTTTGCCACCCGCTTGTAAGCGTCGTCTGCGTCCGATAGAGGGAACCTGACTCCATCCAAGGTGCAAGTATTTGCAGGCAAGCTCACGTTCACCGGAAGGCGATGATAAAACCAGTTCGATCCGCCGGCCGCAACGATAGCCTTGGCAATAGCCTCCGTGTCACAGATCGCCTGCTTCTCCTCGCCGTCAGCCGTTTGCCAGTCCAGAATGAAATACGTTATCTGAGCTAGCCACTGCTTCCACTTCGGGAGCGCGGCAAGCGGGCGACGTTGTAGTACTACCCACTGAAACCTGACGGCTTCGTGAATCTGAATCCCAGCGTTGGTTGCGGGAAATCCCATAAATCAGCGTCCTGGGCCCGAAGTCTCTCCCGGAGGCGGAGGCTCTGGAACCGGATCTAACGGGGCGGGGGCGGGAACGCCTCCTCCTGGTGTTTCTCCAAAAGGCTTAACTGGCTCCTGCTCGTCTGTATCGTGCTCTTCTTGGTTGTCTTTTTCTTCCTTCATGTTCTTGCTCCCTTTTATCGGCTCAAACTCACGATCTGTTTTTCTCTTCCAACGTTCTCACCCTGCTGGGAATATCGTCCAGCTTCTTGTCCGTCTCGGCGTTCGCTTTGGCATTGGCCTTCGCTTCAGCAAATAGCTGCACAATGTCTGCCATCATCCGCTGCGTTCTGTCGTCCGAGCGCCCGGTCATCGCCAACATCTTTTCAGCTAATTCAGGCCGCGTTATCGATGCCCCAACGATCAGCAGGGCCGCATCAAGCTTAACCTCCAGCTTCGAGATCTCCGCTTTCCTTTCGGCATCCAGAGTATGGATAACCGCATCAAGCTTTGTCAGGTCAGGCTTATCAGCCTTCCCTTGAACCCAGCGCGCGAGACCGATTAACACGGCCACAATAAGGGCCGCAAGTATCGTGTTGATAAGCTGGAGAGTTGCCGGGTTCATTCATTACGTCTCAATTCGTCGGGGCGGTATCTTTGCTCGGATTCGCCCCTTCAATTCTACAAGCTGAGGCTTTAGTCCTTTCCTTTCAGCTTGCGGAAGTTAAATCCGATGTGCGCGTCGGGTGTCTGAAGCTGTGCTTGTCATACCCGTGCATTGCGATGCGGTATTCATCTGCAATCGTGTCCGGCTCGTCACGTCTTACGAGTTCGTTGCCCAGATACATTGACACCTGCTGAAAGGCGTTGAACGGATCGACGGCTTTAGCAAATTCAAACGGTTTTAGCATCGCGTTTGCGACAATCTCGACTTCATTGAAGCGTCTGTTCCGAGCAATCTGCGCCACAAAGATCGGTGCATCAATCTCCAAGAATAAGGCGTCAAGCCGAAAGCGGTTAGCCAGAAACAATGCCCGTTCGCGCTGTGTTTTGCGATATGCCCGCACCCAGCCCTCCCCCATGCGGCCCCATGACGGAGCCTTAAAGGGAAACACGACATCTAGTCGCTCAGGTGAATAAAGATTCTCAATATCGCGTTCGCCCCGCAGTCGCCTAATACACGGGTACACCGTTCCGCAAAATCCAATCAAAACTCGCTCGACACCAAAACGCCTTTCATCGGGAGGCGAATAACGAACCTTTGAAAGCGTGTCTGCGGGCAATTTGGTTTTTAGCTCACTCGGGCAGAACCAGCGTTGTTTGCGGTTGTAGTGCAGCAAGGGATCGGCGCCAACGCTCAGGCCGATGTCGTAATAGTCTCGAAAGTCACTGTGGATTTTCATCTCTTAACTCACTCTCGTCGGCTTACATGGAATCCACGAATATATCCACGCTGCCAATATAGGGATCGCAAATAGAATCCCTGTGGCCAACTCTATCGGGCCTAGCTTTTTGGGGTGGATGATCATTCTTTCGCCGGTTTCTCTTCCTCGATAAACGAGTCACAATCGCAGCCGTAATGGGTACATTCTCCGTGATCGCTGGCCTCGCTCTGATGCACCCCACGATTGTGCCAACATCTCTGGCACTCCCGCATTAGGTTCTCCAGTGCCGCCAGCGTTTCTCCTGTCGTGACCATCACTCTTTATCCAGCCACCGCTCGATTGCCGCCTGAAACTCCGTAAGATGCTCACTTGTCGAAGTCTCAGGCACCTGTCCGCTGTTGATCGCGGCTTCGTTTTCTACCGCTGCGGAGTAGGCCAGATAGTGCAGCAAAGCGTTTTGGTTTGCTCCGCAGAAGCCGAGTAATGCGCGCCGTATTTCGTGCTCAGTGAATTCTTTCACGGCTCTCTCCCGGTTCCGTGGCAACGCCCACAGCGAATGTAGTCAACCATGAATCCATTCCACCAATGCCAGCCCCCGCGGCCAACGCACCTGCAACAGAATTCTTTCATCATTGTCCCCGCGCTTTCTTGCTCATTGATTCCTTCGTCGTAACTCGCGCTCAAACTCTAGCCGTGTTCGTTCCTTAAACCCCGAGTCACTGAAAAACCGCCTCACGGCGTAGTTGTAGCGCCCAAACTTCCTACAGCGGCCTAGAATCTTTTTCACGCATCCCCGAATCACAATCCCCGCGCTTTCTTATTCAACCAAGGAATAAACACTACTAAGAAGTAGAACCAGAGAACCCCGATGATTATCAGAAGGGCTAAACTCACGGACGCATAGCCGCTTTCAGATCCTTGAGCTGCGCTTTTAGATCCGCTTCAGTAACCACAGGCGCAGGGCCAAGAGAGGGGCCATTTGCTATCACGCCGGCGCTGGTCCCGCCGTAATAGATGCGCGCCGATGCTATGATGCCCTTGAGTATCCCTTCGACTGTTTGCAGCTTCGGATGAAGCCCGAAATGCCCGCGAGCATCAACGATCTCAAACTCAGATTCGAACTTTGAGACTGCATTCAGCTTGCAAGGTTTTGAGGCCCCACAAGTATTAAACTCGTCAGCCATCGTCGAGGCATCGCCAGCCAACTCGCTGAAGTCAGCTACTACCGCGGCTTTCTTGTTGCCCAGCGGAAGGGAATTAACGAGAGGCCCGGAAGCTGCCAGCACGAGACGGAAGTCACGCGCAAAGTTAACCGCACACCCCTGAAATAGCAGTACCAGGGCAAGTGTCGGTGCTAGTGCTATTGAATGATATTTAGTTTTCATGGAATCTCCCTACTGAGGCGGCGTATTCAACTCTGCGGCCATCTGTTCGATTGCCTTATTTGCCTTTGGGGTGCTTTGATCAGGATTCCGCGCCGATGCCGCAACAGCTTCAATCTTTGCCGCTTCTTTGCCCGCATCCGCGACGCTCTGACCACCGATGTAGACCGCAACAAGGCCCACGATCTCGCCAACGGTCGTTGCGTCCAGGTTGATTTTGAACACCTTCAGAGCAACGATCCCGATGATGCCTGTGAGCATCGCCAGAAACTTCTTAGAGCCAAAAAGTGACTTTATTAGCAGCATATTTTTCCCTTTTACGTAAGCCGCGCCAGTGCCAAAGCCCCAATCAATCCCAACACCATCGCAGGAGTCAGGTGGGCACCAAGAACAGCCAACACAATGCACAAAATGAATACGATCAAGGCGATAAGCCAGCCAAACCCGAAACGAGGCGCGAAGTATTCAGAGATTGTCATGCCCT